TAGTTTCTATCACCCCACCAGCAGGAATTGTCACCAACGGCACGAATTATTCCAATAAAGGCCGTTGGGTTGATGGAAACTTAGTTCGTTTTGAAAATGGCTACCTAAAACCTATAGGTGGCTGGTCTAAATTAAAAGCCACAGCTCTCGATGGTGAACCTATCGGGATGCACGCTTATTCCGATAATGCTGGTAATGCTGTTCTTGCTGTCGGCACAAGAGAAAAAGTTTATGTGCTGTACGACAATACCTGGACCGATATTACCCCTGTAGGTTTCGTCAATGATGCTGCTAACGATCCTTTAGGTTATGGTGCATATAACTGGGGTGTTGAAGATTACGGCGACGCACGTTCGCAATCTGGCTTACCGCTTGATACAGGGCATTTTTCTTTTGATAACTGGGGAGAGGATTTAATCTTTTGTTTTTCTGGTGATGGTAAAGTTTATAAATGGTCGCCCGATTCAGCAGGTGGCACACCAGATACTATTGCTACCGCAGTAACCAACGCACCCACAGGCAACCAAGCCGTTTTAGTTACCAACGAAAGACATTTAGTAACCATTGGTTCTAGCGATGATCCAAGAAAGATTGCTTGGTCGAATAGAGAAGATCGCACCAACTGGACACCACTAGCTCGTAATACTGCTGGTGATTTACAAATACCAACGGGCGGACGTGCTTTGTATGCCGTTAAGTTTGGTACAGATGTTATTGTTTTTAGTGATACAGGTATCAGCCGTATGTATTACGCTGGCAGCCCATTTGTTTATTCCATCGCTGATGCTGGGACAAACTGTAAAGCCGTTGGTCGTAGAGTCATTGTCCCAACTGGTAATTTCCTAGCATGGATGGGAGAAAACTCATTCTTTATTTACGATGGACAAGTTAGAGAAATACAATGCGATGTGCATGATTACGTTTTTGATAACTTAAACGTTGAAGGCAGAGCTGCAAGTTGGGGTGGACACAATTCAAACTTCAATGAAATATGGTGGGGTTTCCCATCTGGCGAAGGACAATACACACCAAACAAATATGTTATATGGAACTACGCACAAAACGTATGGTCAATCGGTGAATTAGATCGTGGTTGTTGGATCGACCAAGGCGTATTTGATTTTCCTATCTCTGGTGATTCGTCTGGCTTTATCTACGAACACGAAAGCACAACTTTAGCTAAATCACCTAACTTAAATGGTTTATCACCTTTCTGTCAGTCTGGACCAATAGAAATCGGACAAGGCGATAGAATTGCTCAAGTCAATCAAATCATACCCGATGAAGAAGCCAACGTCTTACCAGGCGTTACCATTTCATTTACTGGTAAATTTACCCCATTAGGATCTGAAACAGACTTTGGTTCATTCACTTTTGAGAACGATGGTTATACCGACGCACGCTTTAACGCACGTCAAGTTAAGATGAAAGTCACAGGTTCAACCACGCAAGATTTCCAAGTCGGACAAATACGAGTAGATGCTCGTGCGAGAGGACGTAGATAATGGATCTATCATCGCAAAGACAATACATACAAAGAGCTGAAAATGTGCATATTAATATCACATTAGCTAATACTGATTACACGGTTTACACCTCACCCTCTGGTGATGATTTTAGTTTTTCAGTTATTCAATCATTTTTGGTTTGTGAACATCAAGGACAACAAACACAAATAGACGTTACCAATACGCATGGTTCTGATACCTTTAATTTATTTAGTGGCAAAGTTATTAGTGCTAATAGCACAACAGAACTTTTAGAACGACCAATTATTATTCATTCAGACGAAATAATAAAAGTACAAGGCAATCATGCTGGTAATTTAGATATTCACATGAGCATCGTTGAATATGCAAGAGGCGATTAAAAAATTAGACAGACAATCCCAAGCACAACCAGAATGGGAAATACAATGGGAACGTTGTAAACCTTGGATTGAGAAAGCCGTAAAACACCAAGACGGCTATACAATAGACGACATAGAGGATAAAATAAGACAAGGAATATTTCATTTATGGCCTGGTAAGAAATCAGCCATGATTACAGAGTTTGTTGTATTCCCACAATACAGAGCTTTGAACTTATTGTTCTGTGGTGGTAAGTACGAAGAACTCGCAGAAATGTTACCATATATAGAAGATTTCGCTCGTAGAGCGCAAGTAAAAAGACTTTATGGCGGTGGCCGTAAAGGTTGGTTGAGAAAGCTAAAAGGATTAGGTTTTGAGCCAGAATATTTAATTAGAAAAGACTTATGAGTAAAGGATCAACAACAACACAAGCAATAGTACCAGAATTTCAGCAACAGATGTATAGGGATATATACAGCCAAGCTAGAAATATTGCTCAACAACCATTTATACCTTATACAGGACCACAAGTAGCTGGTTTTGCACCAGACGAATTAAGAGCATTTGAGGCCCAAAGACAACAGTTTGGCAGAGCGCAAGCATTTGATCCATTTGCTCAAAGACAACAATTAATGCAAGCACCAACACCACAAATAGCACAAGTTGGTGGTCAAGCAGCACAAATTAGCACCGTGCCACAACCAGTATCAGCTCAGATCGGTCCAGTAGGGCAACCAGGCTTTGCTCAAATAGGGCAAGTTGGTGGTCCAGGTGTTGCACAAATAGAAAGAATTAGAGGACCACAAGCAGCACAAATAGGCGCACCAAGACAATTGCAAGTACCATCATTATTACAGGCCGACATTGGTGCTTATCGTTCACCATTTGAACAACAAGTGGTTGATGTTGCCCTTGGTGATATACAAAGACAACAAGACATTGCTCAACAAAGAGCGCAAGAACAAGCCATTCGTGCAGGTGCATTTGGTGGTTCAAGAAGTGCGATCTTAGAAGCAGAAGCTGCTCGACCATTTGCCGAACAAGCAGCTAGAACCGCAGCACAATTAAGACAAGCTGGTTTCGAACAAGCACAAAGAGCTGCCGAATCCGACATACAAAGACAATTAGCAGCCCAACAATTTGGTATTGGTTTAGAAGCCGATATTGCTAGACAACAAGCTCAGTTACAACAACAAGCAGGACTTGCAGGATTTGAAGCAGAAAGACAAAGAGCTTTACAGCAAGCACAATTAGAACAACAAGCTGGACTTACTGGTACAGAATTACAACAACAACGAGCTTTACAACAGGCACAACTTCAGCAACAAGCAGGTTTATTGGGCGCAGAGCAAGCACAACAGCGTGCGTTGCAACAAGCACAACTGCAACAACAGGCTGGTATGTTAGGTGCAGAACAAGCACAGCAAAGAGCATTAGAACAAGCCAGATTACAACAACAGTTTGGTTTAGCAGGTATGGACATTGGCGCAAGACGTGCGTTAGAGCAAGCCCGTATGCAACAACAGCAACAACAATTTAGAGCTGGTTTAATTGGACAACAAGAACTTGGACAACAACAAGCATTGCAAGGTTTACTTGGTCAGGGCGCACAACAAAGAGCATTACAACAACAAGCTCTAGGCGCAGCAAGAGGAGAGTTCGAGCGTGCGTTACGATACCCACAACAACAATTTGATTTCTTAAGACAAGCTGTTAGTGGCATCCCAACACAACAAGGAGGATTCCAACAACAAAAAACAGGTCTTGGCGGTATTCTTGGTACTGGCGCTAGCTTGTTCGGCGCTCTTGGTTTAAATCCATTTTCAGGACTAGCAGGACTTCTTGGTGGTAGCGCTCCACAAGCAGGCGGTAGCTTTAACCCAGGAGGGTTGTTTTAATGTCATTTGGTAAATTATCACCAGAACAATCAGTAGCATTAATTGGTTTAGGTAGTGCCTTGCGTGGTCAAGATCCAGCTCAAGCTGTATTTCAAGCTAGAGGTGTGATGGAGCAAAGAACATTAAAAGAGCAAGAAAAAGAAAGACAAAAAAGATTAGAACAACTTGCACAAACAAATCCACAATTAGCCAAAATGTATGAATTGTTTGGTGAAAAAGGATTACAAACTGGATATATAAATCAATTAGAAGCACAAAAAGCAGAGCAAAATAAAATTGCTTTACAAAACGAATATATGAGAGCTGGGCTTTCAAGAGAAGATGCAACTTTATTAGCTGCTGGCATAAATGTAGATGATATAAAAAAATTAAGAGCAGATGAAACAACATCAGATAAAATCATTCAAAATGTCAAACAAGAGGTTGAAACAGTTGCACAAGAAACAAATTATCAAGATGCTTATTCTAATCTTTCAGAAGCGTTTGGACCAATAGATGCTGTACAAGAAACCATAAATCAAGCAACAAGACTTATAGCTGGAGAAGATGTAGCTGGAGAAACGGGAGCAGCTATAAGAGCAAGAGATAATTTGAATTTAGAAATATTAGCTAATTTAGCAGCAGATTTTACTGGTCGTCCTAATATGTTAATTTATGAAGAAATTAGAAAGATTTTACCAACAAGCAGTGGAACTTCTGAAAAAGACGCTTATGAAAAATATATCAATGTTTTGCAAAGAACAGAAAGTAGAATAAAAAGTTTAGAGAATGGTTTAAAATCTGATCTTTTATCCGACGCAAATAAAGAAAAATATAGAGATGAATTGTTTAAATCAGAAGAGTTAAAAAGAAAATTAGAAGCAGCCACCCTATCTTTAAAAGGCAAAACAAGTCAAGATGTTTTAGAACCCGTAAATTTTGTTTCTGAAGGCAAATATGATTATTTATACAAGGGTTAAAAATGGCACAAACATTTGAGGATCTAAAAAAAGAAGAAAATAAACAACAGATATTTAATCAAATAAAATCTGATGGTTATAGACTGTTACAACAAGGAGAAATAGATTCCAAGACTTATTATGCCAAAACAAGACAAGCTGGTATTGAGCTTGGCTTAATAGATCCAAAAGATTACCCAGGAAGATTACCAGGCTTTGCCGAACCATTTTTAGAAATATTGGGTGGTACGGCTGGTGCTGTAGGCGGTTTCTTTGTTGGTGGCCCTTTTGGTGCAGCAGCAGGAGCTGGATTAGGCGCTGGTAGTGGTTCATTGGCAGCAGACTTTTTAGGAGATTTATTAGCTCCAGATATGCCAGCACCAAGTGCTGAAGAAAGACTACAAGATGCAGCTACAACTGCAGTGGTGGACACAGCATTAACAGCAGCCGTTCCTGTGGCTGGTAAAGCATTAAAACCAGCAGTAAATAAAATTGTTGATCGTTTTACTTCAGCTAAAGAAGCGTTAAAAAAACAAGCACCAGATGCTCAAACCCAAATTGGTTTTTTAGAAAGAAGTTTAGGTTTAACTGATGAAGCTGCACAACAAGCCAAAGAGTTAGCAAAAGAGGGTGTGCCACTATCTCTTGGCCAAGCAAGTTCTTCACCCTTTGTTCGTGGAATATATAATTTATCAAGCCGTATGCCTTTAGCTGGCGCACCTGGACAAAAACAATTATTAGAAACTTTCCAAAGAGTAGATGATGCTTTAAATGCCAGAATTGCACCTACTGCCAGATTAAAACCATTAACAGAAACAGAACGATCAAAACTAATACAGGAATTTGGTTTAGAATCATTTAATAAATGGAGAAACACCTATAAATCTGTTTACAAAAGAGCCGAACAAAAAATGAAAGAACAGGGAGATTTTTTCAACGTAGAACCATTAAGAAGAGTAGCACAAAGAAATTTACCAAAAAGTGTTTTTGAAAAAATGCCAGAAGATGTAAAAGATTTGATGTTAGATATTAATTTATATGGTGATTTTTTTGTTGCTGGTAAAAAAGGAGTGCAAAAAAATATTTTAAACTCTGATGATATATCTGCTTTAGATTTTAGACTTAAAGATTTATCAAAAAAATACGATCCAGCTAAAAGTGCCACACCTAACAATATTGCTTATAAAGCTGTGACTGGCATGCAAGAAGAAATGAAAAGACAGCTTAGAAACCCAAACACCGAGTATGGAAGATTAATGTCTGCTGGCGATAGATTATTTAAAGAATATATGGCTGTTGTTGAGGGTAAAACTGGTAAAGAATTTCAGAAAGCATTAGGTAGAGGAGCATTAAGACCAGGCATTGGCAGACCACCATCACAAAGGTTAGAAGATTTATATGCCAAAACTTTTGGTGATGTTAAATCACCAGAAGCTGTTAAAGATTTAAAAAATTTAATTGGTACAGATAGGGTAAATACTTTAGCTGCAAATTATTTAGATGATGTTTTTACAAAATATTTGAGAGGAGATAAAAAAGAATTCGGTAAACTTTACAATGAGCTTGGTTTTAATAATTTAAGGGGTAAAAAATTTGAAGCTACTAAAGAATTATTAAAAGACTACAAATCAACAATAAGAAATGTAGAAACTGGAAAATTAGAAATTAAATCCGTTTCAGCAGATGATTTGTATAGATTTATGAATATTCTTAAAGATTTTCCAGAAGCTTTACCAGATGTAAATACATTTATTTTAAGGTCTGGTTTATTGAGATCAGCTCAATCATTAGGTCCATCAGCTTTAATTGGAACAACTGGAATACAGGTTGGTGGTGGTGCTGGAGCATTGGCAGGATTTGGTTTATTAAGGGTATTAAATAGTTTCTTAGCACAACCATTTAATAAAAATTTAATTAAAGAAGCTGGCAAGGCTGGTAAAGAAAAGAAAGCAGAATTTATGAGAAAATTTTTAGCTTCATTACCAGAATTACCAGACGTACCAGTTAGTGCGATAGCTGTACAACCAGCAGTACCTTTAGTATCTGAACAACTACAAAAATGAACCAGAACCAAGTTGGCCGTGCAGGGGAATACCTGACCGCCAGCTACCTCGCCAGATACTTTGACGAGTTATTTGAATGTCCTCCCCAATCCCGCTACGATTACTTAAGCGTACTTGATAATATTTCTTACAAGATCCAAGTTAAAACATCGGCTTCTACATTAATTAAAAACAGCAACGACTGGGTGCGTTGGGACATCAAGAAAAAAGTATCAAACAAGAATACAATAAGGTTATATGATAAAAATGAGGTTGATATATTTGCTTTTGTTTATCTTCCTTTGGACAAGGTTATTTTCTTGCCAAACGAAAACCTTGGCAAAACAT